TAAAACCTATTGATGGAGTTGCAGGTAAATTTATAGTAAAACTTCCGCCAGAAGTATCTGCAATAATTTGCCCACCATTACTTATAGTATATCCATCATCTGTTATTGTTTTTTTAACCCAAGAAGCCGCTGCTCCGGCAGAACCTTCAATTCCTTGAGCACCTTGAGGTCCTTGGAACCCTTGAAAGGCAACATTTTCTATTGAACTCCAACTTACTCCAATACCAGTTGAAATAAGAACTGATGTTGAAGTACCTACATTATTATTAGAATCATAAAGACCAGCACGAATTCTTATATCTCCATTTACATCAAGTTGTCTTGTTGCATTTGTGGTTCCAATACCAACTTTACCAGTAACCTCTAATACTGTTTGATTTTCAGTATAAGAAACAATACCAATTTTTAAATTTTGTTGACGGTTACTGATATATTTTGCCATTTTTCTTTATTAGTTGAGTGTTTCTAGAATACTTCCGATGAATTTTAAATTTGTACCATTACTACCGGATAGTACCAATTTATCTCCACTTTCTAATACTAATTTTCCCGCAAGAAGATTTGCAGTATCTTTTGAAGAAATTGGAAGTTCCTTTAACATTTCAGTATCAGTTGAACTTCTGCGATGAACAAGAGTTACATCTGCTGAAGTTGCACCAATATTTGCAACTTGTGCTAAAAGAATTACGCCAGTATATCCAACTGGTGTTGAATAAACGATTGTTGGACTGGTAGATACAACTGCAGTAACTGTCTGAAATACATTAAGTGCTAGTGCCATTTTATTATTCTCCTCCTAATGCTAGAATAAATGGTGTCATTGCTGAAAATAAACTCTTGGAATAGAATGTTCCGGAAATAGTACCGGTTTGTTGATTAATCACAACACCATCACCAATACGAAAGTTTCCTGATTGGTCAGTGGAAGTATAAACAACTAGACCTCCATTTTTACTGTTAGTTTCATTTTCTTGAATAGGAACTCCACCGGCAGCAGGAAGAGCAGTTGCGATATTTGTTCCAGAACCAATATATTCAAGGGAATGTCCTGATGCTAAAACACGACTTTGCTTAAAGAAAGGAACAGGAGTACCAACTCCTACCGCATAAGGTACATTATCACTAATAGTTATGGTACAGATACCAGCAGAAACTGGTGTTGAACTGGAAATTACATAATAAGTTGGAACAAGATTTGCAGTTCCCATTGCAGTATTTATTCCAACATCGGGAGAGGCAAAAGTAACTGTCGGTGCTGTTGTATATCCACGACCATTAGAAACCATCTCAACCGAAACCACAGAACCATTCCGGACTTCGCCTACAGCAGTTGCAGGAACTCCCCAGGGTTCACTTGGATCACTAAAAGTAATATCAACATTTTGAGAGTAACCTGTTCCACCAGCACTTACATTTACACTATCAACACTAAAATATAATTCATCAAAATAGATCACTTGACCATCAAAAGGTCGTGATACATTGATCTTAGCAGTTCCACCAGAATTATAAGTATGCGGAAGTGTAGAAGTTCCGACATAAACACTAAAAGTAGTACTAGCAGCAGATACTGAAGGAAGAGCATTTACTCCATTAATATTTCCAGCATTTAATCTTGTAGTAATAATTCCTACAAGATTATCAATAAAAGATTGAACATCTGAACAAGATTCAGGATCTGTATTATCTTGAGTAAGAGGATCCGGAGCAATTGTTAAATCTGTATATGTTAGATTATTTGTAATTGCAAGTTTCATCAAATCTCTTGCTGAAGTAAATCCCACAATTGTTTGTGGAATCTCACCAGCAACACCATTGGATAAAAGAGTTCCATCTGGTGTGAAATATGCCTTGGTTGATTTTAGAATATTTGCAGATGTAAAATCTCTAACATCAAGAGAAATTGCATCTACAATGTATCCAATATCTCTTTTACATTTTTCTGGACTTGGATTTATAAATGATGGATAAGTAATTCCAATAGCATTATATGCACTATCAATTATTTCTTGACGATTTACCTGAATTAAATTATAAGCATCATAATATCTGCCAGGAGCAACAGCAACAGGTTCAAACACATATCCTTTATTGCCGGATGGATAGGTTACACTTCCCGGGCCAGAAGGGCAAGTAAATCCAAGTCCAGACAATGAAACTCCCATTCCAACAGAAAACTTATGAGCAAGATTAGTTGTTGCAGTTAATATTCCAGTATTATGATCATATCTTGCACTTGTAATATTTAAAGTTGGAACATTTAAATCAAGAACGAACTCAAAAGCATTTGCTGCAGTTGCTGTTGTAACAATACCCGTGTACTTAAGAGGTCCAATACCATCAGCAACCAAACCAAAATTTCCAAAAGAAGAGTTGGAGTTTGTTAAGTCGCAAGCAGCACCACTACCACAGAAAATTGCAGTATCATTTGCAATTGTAAAAATTGAAACCAACTGTGCATAACCTTCATTTGTAATTGAAACTCCAATACCACCTTGATTGTATTGAGTATAAGAATCAACTACCATTGATTTTAATGGCCCAATTGCTTTTGATCCATCAATTTTTAGTCCAATACTATTTGGAATAAAATTTGTACAATTTTGAATATAAGGTGATTGATTGAAGTATCCAATTTGATTTGGATTAAATGCAAAAATTGCCTTACCTGAATTCAAAGTTCCAGTATAAGACATTTCTGCAATATAGTTTCCATTTGAAGTATAGAACAAATCTTGATCTGCATTCAGTGGTGATACTGATACTTCTCTTAAACTATCACCAACGATTGAGACTTGTTCTGGAATAACTAATGGATTATTTTCTAAATAAGATCCAGCACTAACTTTAATAACTGTTCCTGTTGTTGCTTCTGCGATTGCTCCTCCAATTGTTGCCTTTGCGTCTCCAAGTTTTCTTCCGGTATTGGTATCGTTTCCATCTTCTGTGACATATAAAACATTAGTTACTTTTGCGCCAATACCAACCGAAACAATGTCAGTTGAAACTCCTACAGCACTTTCTCTTTCTCTACGAACAAAAAGTTCTCCCTCTGCTGTGTTAAGTGCCAGTTCCCCCAAAGGTAATTGATCTACCGTTGGTCTCTTTCCAGGAACTGATGACCTTTTAATTCTAATTATGGGTGCTGCCATTCAACCTCTCATTGGTGGTATTAACCGTATAAACTCTTATATAAGAGTTTTTATTATTTATGAAAAATCTTGCTCTACAATTTCTTTAGAAGACCTTTTTGATTTTGATAAATTCAGTTTCTCATTTTCTGCATTCAATTCATTTACTTTTTTATTCAATGCCTCAATAAGTTGATTTGAGTTCATTAATCTTGCTTCAAGTGCAATTGTTTGTGTAGTCAAATCACTTACTTTTTGTTGATATATTGTAAGTAAGTTCTTAATTTCCTGCTCATTCATTTTCAATTAATTTTGCTGTTTTATTTATAAACATAAAAAAAGGAGTGAGATTTCTCTCACTCCGTTATAGTATTATGAGTTAATTATCAAGCAAAGAAACCGCCGTCAACAACAATGTTGCTGAGAGTGAGTTCGCCATTGGCACAAGAGATAACTTCATCAGTACCTCCAGTGCAAGCATTATTAATTTCTAATCCACCAGCAAGAACTGTTGCGTAGGCAGTAGCAGTCAATACATTGTTAGCTTCGCTTACATCATCAGCAAAAGTGATTCTTGAGGTGCTATCATCCCAGTAAACTGCTGCTTTCTTAGCAGTACCACTATAATAGTGGAATAGCATACCTACATCAATGTTGGCATCAGAACTAGGGGCAATAAGTCCCCCACTACCATTATCAACAAGACCAACTTCAATTAGAGAATCCTTAACGAGAAGTGTTTCTGTTTCTATGGTGGTTGTAGATCCATTAACAACAAGATTTCCAGTAACAGTTAAGTTTGTGGAAACACCAACATTACCGCCAACATCAATTGTGATTGCCTCAGTACCATTTGAATGCTGAATAGTAGCAGTCTTAAGGGTAGAAACTGAAAGTGAAGTTCCTACTACAACATCATTAGGAAGACTTAGAACAACAGAAGCACCTTCGCCTGAACCTGTAACTGCAATTTGATTTGCAGTACCAGTTACATCCTTAACATAATCACCATAAGTGTGAGTGCCAAGTCCGATTACATCATTTTGAATTGTGGTAGAAATTGTAATATCTGAAGTACCATCAAAATATGCAGTACCAGTTACAATTCCACTAACAGCAATATTTCTTCCAGTAGCAAGTGAGGTTGCAGTACCAGCATTTCCTAGTAAATCTGCATCAATTGCACTAGTGAAGGTTGCAATACCAGAAACATTGAGGTTATCAAGTTCGGTATGTCCGGTTACATCTAAACCAGCGTTTGCATTAAGAAGACCACCAATGGTTGAGATACCAGAAACATTGAGATCAGTGAAGGTATTGGGAGCATTAGCAATTGCAGCTTCAATTGTTGCAGTTGTTGTTGCATCAAGAGACGCAATGTTCTGAAGTTCAAAAGCACTGCTTACAACTTGAGTTGCGCCGATGCTGACTGAACCAACGGTAGCAATACCGGAGACATTCAGGGAATCTGCAGAAAGTGTGGTAAACGCACCAGCAGCAGCAGTTGTTAAACCAATAGTTGTACTATTGATTGATCCACCCTGAATAGTAACATTAGTGATGGTGGTGATACCAGTCAGTGAAGCATTATCGAAAGTTGCACTTCCAGTTACACTTGCCCACTCAAGTTCACCAGTTGCATTAGTCTTTAGGAAATATCCATCAGATGGTGTAGCAGGTAAGGTATAAGTTGTGATACCTGCAAGAGTGTCAGGTGCTTTTAAACCAATTGAATTTGTTCCGTCTTTATCAACAAGTTTGAGATGAAGTGAATTGGTTCCATCTTCTCTCTTCCAATAACGATGAGAACCGAAGAACTTATTTCCGTTTACAGAGGTATCAAAACCTACGAAAAGGTCAAAAAAGTTTGTTGAAAATGCAGGTTCGCCGGGTCTTAAAGCAGGAACTGTTCCTACTCCAGCAGCGGCAGAACCTCTCTTAAATTGAAGTGTTGGAGATGCCATATTTGATTTGTCCTTAAAGGGTTAATTTGTCTACTAGTAGTACAAAATCAAATCAAAAAAAAAAATAATATAAAAAAATAAAATATCCATTACATTTATTTATTTAAAATTAAAACTGACCAGCATCAACATCAATTCTATCATCCAAATCAGTATCAAGTTTATTGATAAATTCTGGTGGTAGAAAATTATCTGCAACTGACTTACTTAACAAGACATCTGGGTCAACAAATGTATATTGCTGTAATGTATTATTATACATTAAAACATAACCATCTTGGACATTAGAAACATCCACATCATTAAGTATACTGATATTATCTGGTACTACAATTTGTGTTCTTACTTTTAATTTAGGAGTTTTTGGCAGTTTAACTTGAATCGCCATTAGAATTCTCCAGAATCTACGTCAATGCGATCATCTAAATCTATATCAAGTTTATCAAGGAAATCCTGTGGAAGATAATTATCAGCAACTGCCTTACTTAGAACCACATCAGGATCAACAAAGACATATTTCTGTAATTGTGAATCATACATAAGAATATAACCATCTTGAACATTGCTATAATCAATATTACCAATACCATCTATATTATCACTACCAGTTTCACCTAGAGTTGCACTTTCATTAACAATAATATTTCCTTCAATTACTTTTTTAATTTTACCATTTCCATCAGTAAGAAACATATCATAATAATTTCTACCTGCCTCAAGTCCAGATGTTTGAGTATTACTTAATGATATTTTTATTCTTCCTTGTTGCCTATCAATAAAAGTAATTACAAATGCTTTAAATTTTGGTGAAGTTGGATACTTTCTTATTTTTGCTGAACCAAGATAATTCGCTAAATTAAGTGGAGACCCGTCATCCTCTGTGAGATCTATTTCTGTCTCAAAGTCAGTTCCTTTTTCTAGTGTATAATTGGCGGCGTATACGGCCATTTTTTTGAAGACTTTTAAGTATTTATCAATCAAAAAAAGTTAAAGTTTATATTTACTCTACACTTATCATCGCTACAAGTTGTGCTGTGATGAGGTACTGATGCATCAAAAATTAATAAACGATTTTCTATTGATTTGATTTCTATTGTGTCTTCTAATACTGTAAGACCATTATTGGTGTTCAGATAAAAAATAGCACCACGATGAGAGAAATCATAATCTGTATGATTATCGTGATGTACTATAGTTTCTGTAGATGGATATAGATTTCCTTTGATTCTCATCATTGCTCTACACTCTAAAAGATTGAGAATAGGTGCAAAGACTTGTGTTTGTGGTTCAGTATGAAAACCACTCCAGAACTGATGAGTGAAGTAATAAGATGCTGTAATGGGTAGATTTTCTTTTTCGTTTGTAACGACTGGTGTTAGATTCCAAGGAAACCCTGGATTTAACATAAAATTCTTAATATTTTCAAACTCTTCTTGTGGAAGAGCATTATCTATAATCTCATAAGTCATTTAATTAACCAAGTGTATAAATTTGATTCAGTCCAGTAACTGTAAACAATGCTTGGATTTCTGCAAGGTCTTCAATGGAAAACTCAACAGAAGAAATAATTTGTGTAAGACTAGTTTGAATTGCTGGTACATTTGGTTCTCCAAATTTAGCATCAGCAATTAATGCAATAAACTCCGTACATAATGTATTGATTGTAAGATTGGTGGATGCTGCTGCTTTAAGAGTTGCATAAGCACCTGAAGTCATTAGTTCATTCCAGAAAGTCTTATAAACTGCACCATTTTTTTTGAATTCTAGTCTGTATTCTTTAAGACTTCCATCCCAGATTACTTCTTGAAAGTCATTTACAGGATTTGGTCTTGGTGGAGCAGGAAACCAACCAATTTCTGCAAGTGCTTCATCAGTCATCTCACGAAGATTCAACCACTCTCCATTAATTTTAATGTTATGTGAAAGTTCTTCTGGATAGTTTCCGTTATTGGTGTATGCTCTTGAGACGCTGTAATCTGGTTCCATTTTTTATACTTTTACTTTAGAGTTATTTATGTACCTTTATTTCCTGATAAGATGACTTATATTTCTCATTGATTTCTTTTTTGATGAGTGCTCTCTGGTCATTAGTAATATAAACACTTCTTGCAAGTTCTATAAAATCTTGATTAAAGTCTTGTGATTTTTCAAGAACTCTTAAGTCATCTTCTATTTTCCAGAGTTTGCGATTGATTGAGAGTAGTTGTGAAACATAAGGTGCATCATAGACCTGATGTTCTTTTGCAATTTTGATGAGGTCTTGGAGTTCTTTTGTTACATATTCACTTGTTGTATATTGAGATTTGATTGAGAGAATAGAAATCTTATCTAATAGTTCTCCTACTGATATTGGTACTTGTATTTCAACCATAGTTAATATTTTTTGGTTTTTCTATTACTTCTGGTTTCTTATCTCCTTCTATGTTTTTGATGATGTCTTGATATGAAGTTTCTATTTCTTCTTGTGTAAACTCAATTCTTGGTTCATTCAGTCGTGAAGACATATGTGCTTGGAAACCTGATATTCTCATTGAATCCGGATAAAACTTTACATCCCTCTCAATAATATGAAAACCATCATAAGTCACATTGACCCGATGAGTTCCTGCAATCACAACTGATGCCTTTTTATTCAGTGCCTTACAGATATGTTGACCGCAACTATCACAACCAACAAAGTAATCGGCAGCACCTATAATTGCAGACCATTCTCTTAAGTTTGGATCTGGATCTGGTTTATAAGTTCTTATGTCGTGAAACTCCTTTGCTCCCATAAAGATTAAATTATAATCCTTTGAGAGTTCTTTGATAAAGTAATCCAACATTGGTTTTGGAATAGACCTTAAACTATCATCAAAAATACCAGAAGGATGTGGAGTTGCAGTAGAACCATAAGGTTGTATTACAATCGTCTTTGATTTCTTATGTTTTGATTTTGCTTTCTCTATGATTTCAAATGCTTTTCTCTTCTCTGGAGTTGAGATGTTCAGTTTCATTGGAGGAAGGTCTTGATGGTCTGTTGAGTTATTGATACAGACATCAAATGCCTCTCTTAATGAAATCTCATTACGATAATATGCAGGAAGACGATAAGGTTCTGGTGAGATTACTTGGTATGCTTTCCAGAATAAATCAAATGAACCTTTTGCATCAGGATTAAAGGTTTTTTCTTGTAGTTCTGGAAGTCCCCAGGTTACAAAGTCCCATCCAGGAATCATTATGTACCATTCTTCGTCTGGATGATTCTTGGAATATTTGAGAAGTGCTGGAATTGCTGTGATTATTCTTCCAAGTCCACCGTCTAATGAGATAATTGTAGTCATTTATAGTTTAGTTCAAATGATTTTGATTGTTCTTTAATATTTTCATTATTCATAACTTGTCTCCAGTCTATCACAGGACTAATGTGATTTGCATCACAATGAGTACTCCAACCAGGCATTGGCGAAATAAGATACTTATGTTGTTGCTGAAGTTCCCAGAACTTATCATAATCTTTAGAATAATGAAACCCCTCTTCTTCTTTTACCCCATCTACAGAATATTTTTGATGTATTTCCAAGTCTTCTAATAAAGTCTTATATTTACAAGCAAAGGTATTGGTTGTTGCTGGTACTGCTCTCCAATGAGAACTTGGAGTTGCAAAGATTTCACATAAGTATCCTTTCGCAATAAAGAAATCAAAGTCATATAGAGTGAGGTAATGAGAGTTAATGCTAAATCCTTCTAACATTATCTCAAACCATCTTGGGCGGTGTAGATAATCATCTTCTAACAAATAAACAATCGTATCATCACTTAAGTTTTTTGATTGAATGATGTCTAATGTGGAAAGAAAACTATCAGTCTCACTTCCGCATTTGATAATTTCTACATTCTTTTCTTGTGATAGAAAGGTCTTATCAATACTACCATAAAACTCATCATAAACAATCGTATAGTTTACAAGGTCTGGGTTAAGTGTATTCTTAAAGTTCTCAAAGACTTTAATCTTATTGAACCATTGTGGTCTTGTTCTGTCTGGAAGTTCTTGTAACTTTGAGTAATAACAATGTCTTAAAAATACTTCAATTGGTTTCTTCATTTTGATTTAAAAGTTCACTTCCCAGTTGTGCGATTTCTTCCATACTCATTTCATAAATTTTATCACCAACTTTTTCATATACTTTTAAATATCCCAGAGGAACCACTTCTGTTGAGAAATAGTACTCAAGTTCTTCATAAAGTGGATTATCAGTATCTATTCTTATTTTTAGTGCTTTTAGGACTTTCTTTACATCTTCAAGTGTTTCAAGTCTTTCAGTACAAAGTTCATATCTTCTTACAGGTTTTTCAGTCATAAGTCACTCCAAATGATTTGAGTTTTGAGTATTTATTCCACCAGTCCAGGTGGTGAATATGAGGGTCTCGTTGCTTCTCAAACTGAATGTGAAGAGCAAGAGAAGGTACAGGATTTACACGAGTTACATAATGTTCCCAGATATTTGAGATGGTATTTCCTTCATGAACCAGTTCTTTTATTGGGTCTATTCCATCCCAAGGAGTATATTGAGATGCAAGTTTCTCAAAGACTTTCCAGTGGTCTTGGAAAACTTTAGGTGTCGTCATCATTGTAAAAGTAGTCCATATTCCTTCTTTCCAGTGTCTTATTGGAGTTCTAAACAATCTTCCGGGAAACATATCTTGTAGTTCATAGTCTTCTGGATTATCAAAAGGAAATAAACAAAGTTCTTTTTGTAGATGATAATAAGACTTTAAGTATTCATAAGTAAATAACATTTCTTGGATTGCTTCTGTACAATGAAGGTAATCATCTTCTACAGAGTATACTAAATCAGCAGTTGAGTTCTTACAATACTCAAACTGCTTAAGACCACTATGGCGAAATCCAGGAACTTCTAAATCTATAAGTTGATATGGGTGTTTTGAGTGATTAAAGATTTTATGCACTTTAGAAATACAATCATTCGTGCAGTGGTCATTGAGAACAATAAAAGAAATCTCTGCATTTGTAACAACATTTGCAGAGTTAATCAAAGAAGATAAACAACCAAGTATCAAGTCTTTTTTGGGAACATCAATATATCTTGGTTTGTCTCCGTGTATATTTTGCTCATCGTGTATTCTTAAGATGATTTCTAGTTTCATTTGTATTCAATAAACTTCTTATCTAATTTTTCAATAATATCAGCATCAATTTTGTGCCCTTCTTTCCAGAACTCCATATTCATTTCTTTATATTTCTTGACGATTTCTGGAGGTAGAATACATCTTGGAGGGTTATACTCCACTTTTTTCTTGACTGTATGAAGGTCTTTGAGATTACAAGCCTTATCAAAGTTCTCATTGGAGTATTCTACATTCTCAAAGTCGTGAGAATAATAAGGTCTCTCCAGAAACTCATACACTTCTCTCATTGTCTTCTCTGGAGTTTTGCATAGGTTCTCATACTCAATCAACATAATCATTTTTGGATTAAGTGCATAACCTTCTTGAAGTAGTATCCAAGGTCCTGCAACAATACCACCATTTCTATCCATCATACCATCACATCTTGAAAACACATTATCCTTATGTTCTGTAAGTGTCTTGGTATGAAATGGATTTTTAGATGTAATCACCTCAAAGGAGTTAAGAATAGAAACAATATCTCTTACCGGACATAAAATTTTTGTATCAGGAAAGAGTGCTTTTAGAAAGTTTGTTTTCTTTGTCCAACCTCTTGAACTATCAAAGATGACTGGTTTCTCTATGTGTTTATAGTAACCATCAAAAATCCCATACATTATATTTTTTCTTTGGTCTTCTGCGATATTGAGGTTGCTTTCAGTACTTGTAATCAAATCTATTGAGGTTCCTGTGAGTGCTTCTACTGGTGATGCAATATCAGCATAGAAGTCTGGGTTTTGTTTAAGAATACCAGAAAGTAATGTAGAACCTGACCTTGGAAGTCCGGAGATGAAGTAGTAGGATTTCATATTATGAATAACTAAAAGAAATATTTTTTGGAATTTTGGGATTTAAGTGTTCTAATGACTTTAACAAATCAATCCATTCTTGAGTTTTTGTTTCCCAACTATAAAAATTATTTACATACTTTGATTGATACTTAAGTTTTCTTTGAACTTTTTTATCATTTACACTATCTATTGCTTTTTTAAGATGCTCATAAAAGATTTCTTCGTGAACTTCTTTGTTCTCGTGATAATCATACATCATTGTCCAGTTTGATGCAGTTTCTGGTAAACAAGCATAGTTTGGATGAACACATAAGAGACCAGCACTCATTGCTTCTAAAAGTGCTAAACAAAAGGTCTCCCGATATGTAGAAGGATAAGGAAAGATATGAGATGATGCTAATGATTTCTTGAGTTCTTCATTAGAAACATAACCAATATTTTTGATGTTTGGATGTTTCTCCATTCTTTGATACAAAGGTGTTTTCTCATAGTTCTCTTGTCTTTCTTTCATTGCATAGATGTTATAAGAAGAGTGAATTTTGAGTTCTATATTATCATACTCTTCACAAAGTTTATCAAAGACATTTACAAGAATATCCAGACCACGATGAGGAGTAGAGGTATAAATCAGTGAAATCTTATTCTCTGGTTTCTTCTGTGGTTTTATAGGTTCCAGTGCGTATTTCATTACCACACAATGAGAATAAGAAATGTTATATTCTCTTACATACTCTTCCATTTGATGATGAGAAATAAAAATCATCTTATGAAACTTTTTCCAACCACCATTTTCTAAATGAGAGTTGTTGAGTTGATAAGGAGTATTATGTGCCCAGAATAATCTTATCTTGGTTTCATCAATCATAATAATCCGGTCACAAATAATCTGGAACTTACTCAAAAGTTCTTGTGGTAATCTATTTTGTAATCCGTGTTTTATTATTTCAGTTCCACCCATTGAGGGTTTGGAAAAATCATCAAACTCAATCATATTTCAGGTTTCTTCAGTCTGTGTTGGATAAGGAATAGAACCTTTAGGAAGTGCAATCAAATTAAATGAGATTGAGATGCGTTCTTCATCATGATTATTGGTTTCTACTGAATGAGGAAGATATGAAGGAAAGAGAATGATGTTTCCTTCTACCGGTTCAATACGAATACTTTCTCCTGTAAACTGGTTCTTTTGTGAAGTCAGGGCACAACCATTCCACATACGATTGATTGCTGGATTTTGGAGTACTAACTTTCCACTTCCTTCTTGTGCCTGAAGATAGAAAACCCCAGAGAATATATCTTTGTGTACATGTTCACTATTCATACACTGACGAGTATCATTGATATTCATCCATGCCGATGTAAGAGCAATATCACAATCAATAAAATCAAGGTCTGCAACTACCTTAAATCCAAGCTGGCATATGTATTCAAAGAGTGGTCGTAGTTCTTCTACTCCTTGAAGTGTTTCTGGAGAATGATAACCAGCAATATTTGATTTTTGAATAGAAGGATTTTGGTCCTTATAAGTTCTTATCGCATTCAGGAAGATTTCTTTGTGTTCATCAAACTCTGGATATTCACTCTGCCAGAGAGGAACTGAATAGATCGGCATTAAGTTCATAGTTTATTCAAGCAAGTTTCTCATATTTTACCATATTTAGATCATTTCTCAAAGCAATAGATTTTCTTAAGTTGTAGCAGTTGATATGTCTCATCATTCCATAATAAGAGTTGATGGATTGTGGTTCTGTTGCAAACTTTGCTCTTTGTTTAGTTGAGTTTCTTATGTATATTGAGAATGGTTTAATGATATAACCACAGAAGTTCCTACCATATCCTAACTTGTTGTGAGTTGTTTTGCAAGGGTTGAGTTTCATATTTAGAGTTTCCAGATAATCATTTACCTTCTGTATTACTTGAGAAATCTTCTGGTCTTTATGAACCAGAAACAACATATCATCCATATATCTAAAATAGTGTTCAGTAATCTCATTCTTGCAGTACCAATCAAAGTTGTTGAGGTAATGATTTGCGAAGATTTGAGATGTAAGATTTCCAATGGGTAATCCTGATGGTTTATCAAACAAAGACTTTCTATCTGGTATGAGTTTTCTTAATTTTGGTCTTCCTTTATAGTAATATTTCTCTGTTGGATTTTGATTGATGAAGAGTTCTAAAAGTTTAATAGTAGTTTCATTGTTAATCTTTGGATATAAATCTTTTTTAATCTGGTTCTTATCAATAGAAACAAAGAAGTTTGCTATATCTACGTGAAGAATACGATAATCATCCTTATATTTCCATAAGTTTCTTAAGGACTTTTGTACGTCTCTTGCACACTGAAGAGTTCCACGATTTCTTAAGCAGGCATAAGTTGTTGAGATATAATCTTTTTCAATATAATAAGTTCTGTTGTAAATCAAATGGCGAACTATTCTGTCCCTAAACTCTGCTGCCCAGACTTCTCTCGGTTTTGGTTTGGTAATAATAAAAAATAAATGAGAACTTGGAGTAAATGTTTCGTTCTTAAGTTCTTCATATAAGTTCCAGAGATTATTCTCTAAATGAAACTCAAATTTTAATTGCTGACTTGTATTTCTTTTATTTCTTCTGCAGTCATAATAAGCAATTATGACTTCCTCAAATGTGATGTCGTTCACAACTTTCCACTCCTGAAGGCACGAACACAGTTCGTGTTATTCTTGTTGTTGTTGTTCGCGTTACCATTATTAAAGTTCACGTTGTAAGCGTTAGTAGCATTGGTCTCTGTACTACTCCAGTAGTTAGTGGAGGAGAATGAGGACTGATTTCTAATCACAAGTCTTTCTTTTAGGGAAAGAGTGTTCTGGAGTAAATCTAGAACTTCTACCTTTATAAGGCATAGAAATCGCGTGGATTGAGTTCGCTACTGTCTCGTAAAGAAACAATATTCTGCTCATTATGAACGACATTATTATTTATGCTGCTTTTAACCATCCTGATGCTTGTTTGACGCAAGGAACACTTTTCTCAATAAAAAGACCATATTGTTTTTCTGTTACTATATTCATATCTTTAGAAATACGAATGAGATACGAAAGAAAATCTAGAGATGCAACAAGATTATCCAAGTCTTCTCTTTTGTTTTTGTGTCTTGATGCTTTATATATCAGGTCTATGCAATCAAGAGCAGTGTTTTGTATTCTTGTTCCTATAGTAAACTTATAATCTCTAGGGAATTGTTTGACGATGATGAATACTCGTTTGATAAGTTCACTTGCATCTCGGTATATTTGAAGTTCTTCTACCATAATACTTTAAAAAAAATCGGGTACAAAGTACAAGTTACAAAGTACAAAATTCAATAAGTCACACACCTGAAGGCACGAACACAGTACGTGCCATTCTTGGCGGCGTTGTTCGCGCTACCAGAAGTAAAGTACACGAAGCAAGCGAGAAAAGCATTGGCCTCTGTACTACTCCAGTAGTAAGGGGGGGAGAATGAGTCCCAATATTGCCTACAAGTGTATCCTGGATTCTGGAGTTGTACTCTTGTAGGTACAAACCATCCGGTACATCCTGTACATGCATTTGCTGTTGTGGTTGCATCGTTTCTACAGTACCAGGTTCTTGAGACCTCTGTGTTTAAGGACGCAACAATCCATGCAGTTCCTACAGGACCTCTACAAATATACCACCCACCTTCAATACTAATTCTACCATCTGGCGTATTATCTGCTACTGTTGGTCTTGAAAGAAAAAACTGACTTAAGGTACTCATACTACTCTCCAGCCTCTAGTGGCGTCTGTGAAAACTAAATTTACTGTTCTGTTCGCAACATCAATCGTCATATCTGTTGGATCAGACATAATATTCTGTCCATTTCTTCCAATCACGGTATTCGTAAAGTTTCCAACTTGTATTGCAACTTCCCATCCTGCTGCTGGTGATGCAGGAAGAGTCATTGTAAGACCTGCAGTGGTCACACTCACAAACTCACGATTAGTTAATGGATTAAGTGATGTCCTACTTGTGGTTTGATTATTAGTAACAGTCGTATAAATCCTACCGGCATTCACTAAATTTCTATCATTATCAATAACAGTAGTTCCTGAAATTTGAATGGCCATTTACCACTCCCTCATAATGTAAAAGACTTTCTCCTTTACCATCTTCGTGTCTCCACTCGGTATAACTATAAGTTATTTATATCTTTTAAGTTCTTTAACTTCTTCACTCAACTCTTTCACTGCTTCTATAAGAACTCCAATCAAACCATTATAATTCACTGATTTAACTTCACCATTTGTCACAAGGTCTGGTAGGATTTCTTCAAGTTCTTGAGCAATCACACCATAAGAACTTTTACCGTTTTCTTTCCAGTCAAATGAAACTCCTCTTAAATTTTTTACAATTTCTAATGAGTTTTCTATAGTATGAATGTTTTCTTTAAGATTTATATCACTGATAGAATTAAAATCTTGTGCTTGAATTGTTTGGGATGCGGTAAGATTTGTTACAGTAATCGTACCAGCAGTGAAGTCTCCACTAATATCTCTTGCAACTAATGTATTTCCAGTATTGATTGTTGTTCCTGCAACAGAAACAGTTCTTGCAGTAGAACCATTATAAGAACCAGCAGAAGTTAAATAAGAACCGAAAGAGAGTGCATTTAAACTTCCACCAAGTGAAACTCCAGAAATCGTAGAGTTTGCAAGATTTGCATTTGTAATACCAGCAGTACCCGATAGGTTGGTATTCGTCAGTCCTGTAATAGTATTAGAACCTGTAGAAATTGTTTTATTAGTAAGCGTATCTGTTGTATTTCTTGCTACTATTGTATCAGTTGTTGCGGGAAGTATTAATGATCCGGAGGCAACTGCAGATGCCTGAAGTACTGTTGATCCTGATGTTGAACCGTTAAGAGTAATACCTGAAGAACTAAAACTTCCTCCATTAATAGTAGGAGAAGTTAGTGTCTTATTGGTAAGAGTTTGAGTATCTGTGGTTCCTATAATATCACCAGTAGGAGGTAGTTTACCTCTTAAGAATGATGCATTGAGATTTGTAACTTGTGTGTCCGATAGAACAACGAATGGTGCAGTTCCTGAGGTAACTGTAGAGATAAACTGACCTGCAGAAACATTACCCAATACAGTCAGTCTTTGCGAAATAACTGATGTTCCAATTGCTACATTTCCTGGTAAATAGTACATGTCAGTACCATTAGACGCATAGTTCCATTGAAGAACTGTTACATCAACTAAAGGATTTCCATTTAAACTATAAGAAGATGCGTCAAGAGTTCCATTTGTAATATTTACATTACCTTCAAGATTTGTATCGCCAACAACATGGAATTTTACTGTTGGATTTGTAGTTCCAATACCAACAAAAGGAATTGTACCAGATGTAATACCAATACTTTCTGTCGTATTATCAATGTAAATGAAAGACCCAAATTGTGATAGTTCTCGGTTTCTTGTTATAGACATTGATTTCTCCTTATATTAGTATTTAGAATTTTGTTCTAATACTTCAACTCTTTCTTTGAGTTCTTTAAGTGCTTCAATCACAACAGCAATCAAACCATTATAAGTTACAGTTTTATTCTCATCACCACTTACAAGTTCTGGAATTACTTCTTCTAGTTCTTGTGCAATCACACCCAGAGATGGTCTTCCACTTTCCTTCCAGTTAAATCTTACACCACGAAGATTTTCAATAGTCTCAAGAGCATTTTCAATAGTTTCAATATTTTCTTTTAGTCTCTTATCGGATCCAGAGTTTAAATCACCACCAACAGTAAGAGTTCCTGTAGAAGGATTAAAACTAAATGCAGTTGCTGTATCTCTTATGCTTGGTGTTCGATCACCGGTTCCTGCAACAAATACTGGATAGTATGTTGCGTCTGTAGTGATTGATGCTGCATTTATAACTGTTGCAGGTCCACCAGCACCTACGGCACCTTGTACACCTTGAGAACCATTAGAACCTTGAACACCTTGAGCACCTTGAGGTCCTGGAGCACCCTGGGCTCCTGATGGTCCTGTACCACCATTGAGACCAACAGAACCTTGAACACCTTGAGCACCTTGGACACCTTGAGCGCCTTGAGGTCCTGGAACGGTGCTGGAAGCCCCTTGATCGCCCTGAACTCCCTGTGCTCCTTGAGCTCCTTGAACTCCTTGAGGTCCTTGAGGTCCTTGAGGCCCTACGATTTTCCCTACATTGCCCCAAAAAGATCCATCATAAACCCATAGATTTCCAGTTTCAGTATCAATAACACCATTACCTGCTGCTGCTGTAGGAAATGCAGCATTTAATGTTGTTTGTGGATTGGCGCCTACATTCGGAACTGAACCAATAATAGTAACTGATGTTCCTGTACTACCTTGAAAACCTTGAGCACCCTGAACTCCTTGAGCACCCTGAACTCCTTGAGCACCTTGTACTCCTTGGGCACCCTGAACTCCTTGGGCACCCTGAACTCCTTGAGAACCTTGGACTCCTTGGGCACCTTGAGATCCAACAATACCTTGAGAACCAGAACCACCTTGAACTCCTTGAGCACCTTCAGCACCTTGTACTCCTTGAGCACCCTGGACTCCTTGAGCACCTTGAGCACCTTGAGAACCAATGGAACCTTGAGCGCCTAAGATGCCTTGAGTACCTGTTGCTCCCTGGACTCCTTGAGCACCCTGAACTCCTTGAGCACCCTGGACTCCTTGAGCACCCTGAACTCCTTGAGGTCCTTGAGGCCCTACGATTTTTCCTACATTACTCCAAAGGGCACCATCATAAACCCATAGATTTCCAGTTGCAATATCAATAACACCATTACCTGTTGAAGCTGTAGGAAATGCCGCATTTAATACTGTTTGTGGATTGGCCCCTACATTTGGAACTGAACCAACAATGGTAACTGATGTTCCTGCACTACCTTGAACTCCTTGGGCACCTTGAGGTCCTGGAACGGTACTGGCAGCACCCTGAACTCCTTGGGCACCCTGAACTCCTTGGGCACCCTGAACTCCTTGGGCACCCTGAACTCCTTGGACTCCTACTGAACCCTGGACTCCTTGGGCACCTTGAGATCCAACAATACCTTGAGAACCAGAACCACCTTGAA